GATAATTATAAATACAGGTAGAGACACTGGGGGTACTATAGATTTATTAGTGTTGTTTAACGATGGATCTGCAGCAGTTTATGATTACAAGTTTGTTTCACCGTCTATAGAAGCAGGGTATGTTGATAGAAAAACCGGTAAAATAGTTAATGATCCTTTTGCTGTAAAAATGGATACGTACAATATACAAATAGGGGCGTATAAACAGACTCTTTTAAATGAGTATGGTGTAACCAAAGTAAGACAGTCTAGAATAGTACCAATACATATTAGGTATGAGTACAATAAAGAAAAAGAAAGGATAACTAGAAATATCACCAAAATACAAATGGGGACTAAGTATAGTCAGTTCCTAGAACAAATACCTGTAGCAGAAGAAATGACGGATTTTGAAAAAATCAATGACGTTATTACTAAATTAATTATTCGTAAAAAGAACGTAGAGGATAGACTAAAGAATAAAAACTTTCAGGTAGGAGAAACTTTTGAAAAAGCCAAGCTTGCAAAAGAAACAATGGAAAAGCAGTTACGTAAATTACAACTTAATCAAGATGTAGCTTATGTACTTAACGGACTTAAAAAAGATTTAAAAGATTTAGAAAAAAGAGTACAAGAAAACGAACCTCTTACTGAAAAAGGAGAGCCTAATCCAGACTACCTAACGTTAGAAGAGCTCAATGATTTAAATAACGATTTAATTTTTTATAGAAATTTACTTGGGTTAGATGATTACATGACTAACCTTAGAACCGAGGATCCTGCTAAATATGCTAAGACAATAAAAATACAAGACGAAGTAGGAACAAGCATAATGATTGGACAATCTATGGTTGAAACAAAAATTAGGGACCGTGTAGCAGATAATGCAAGAGAAAGAGGTATAAAAGGGATTGAAGATTACAACCCAAGTATAGACTACATGACTGGAGCATTTGTTACTTTGTCAAAACAAAATAATCCTTTCCTAAGAAACTTATATGGTATTGTAGATGAATTAAATTATGATAAAAGAAAAGCCGTAAAAGTTGTTGCTGCAGAAATACAAAGATTACAGGATGCAGTTTTAGCTCAGTCATCAACTCCAGGATCTATCAAAGCTTTTGACCCATTAATTAATAATGCAACTGGTAACTTTGTACCTAAATTTCAAAAAGAATTTTACGAAAGCAGAGACAAGGCAATACAAGAGGGCAACTCTAGGTGGTTTGAAGAAAACACCGTTATTAACCAGGAAAACTACGACAAAAAATTTAAAGGTTATAGAGACAACAAAAAGAAATTATTAAAAAGAAAGTTTACTGACAACAATAAAGCAATAGAAAGAGAACTACTTGCTTGGGATAAGCAACATGATATTGTAAAACACTTTAAAACAGCTTCTGTGTCTCTAGGGGGTAAGTATTTTTTAAAGGCAGATGAAAAATTTCTTACAAGTGAGTATTTAAAAATACAATCTAATCCAGCATTAAAAGAGTTTTACGAATATTACCAAGATAAAATAAGAGTAATAGAAGAGATGTTTGGTAAATCTTTAGGTACAGGATTTATTGCTGAGATATATAAAGAGTTTGTAGAAAGCCAACAGACTGATGGATTTTTTAATAAAAAAAGTTTTGATTCTATTATAGAAAAAACTCAAGTACGAGAACATGATCTTTCTTTAGGTATGAGAGATGATAATACCAACAAACTAATTAGAAAAATACCTAAGTTATTTATTACACCTGTAGTAGATGGAAATGGTAATGTAGACCCATCTTTAAAAAGTAGAGATTTAGGTAAAGGCTTACTATTATTGTTTGATGCTGCTTTAGACTATCAAATGAAAATGGAAGTTATGCCAGAGGTTATGGCAATGGAACAACTGTTAAAAGATAATACAATTAAAGAAATTGATACAGATGCTTTTGGAGATGTAATACCTACGTTATCAGGAGTTACTAGAAAGCTTTTTGAAACTAGAAACAATGCAGATGTTTTTACAGGGTATGTTGATCAGTACTTTTTTGCTAACACTGTAGGAACGACTGACATTAAAATAGGTAAAACAAGTGCAATTAAAACCGCATTACAATTAAAACAATATCACTCCCTTATATCTCTTGGGGTAAAGATGCCTGTAGCTGCAGGAGCATTTTTTGCAGGACAATTTGGATTATACCAGCAAGCTACTAAAAACAGATTTATTACTGTTAAAAGTTTAAAAACCTCTCAAGCTGCTTTAATGAAGGCTGACCCTAAAATGAGGGCTATAGCAGAGTATTTTGACATGTATCAAAGAGATGATGCAAAAACTAGGGCAAATAAGTTGTCAGCTAACTATGTTACAAGGCACTTAACAAATGATAAGTGGTTTTCATTCTTATCTACAGCTGACCGTGGTATTGACGCTACTATTTCACACAGTGTAGCTCAAAATATGGGGCTAGACCCAGATACAAACGAAATTAAAAGACTTTCACAGCTACCTGAAGGCACAAAGTCTATTTTAGATTTAATGGAAATAAAAGAAAACCCACAGTGGAAAGGCACTGCAGGTAATGTTTCTAATAAAGCTGTTGATAGGTACATTGTTACTATGCCTGGTATGACAAAAAAACAAGAGTTAGAGTTTCGTAATACTGCAAAACGTGTAAGTGATAAAGTTAAGGGTACAATGTCAGATGAAGATATTGCATTGTATAACAACACTTTATTAATGAGATTTATGATGCACTACAAGTCTTGGTTGCCGGGTGTGGCAATGGAAAGATTTGGTAAGCAAAGGTACGATCAAATATTAAAAACATTTGACGAAGGAACCTGGATAAGTACATTTAACAATATGGGGATTAGTGGTGCCATGAATTCTAAAGAGGCCTTAGATAAAGAAGTAGGTTTGTTGGGCTATCTAGGTCAGACAGGAAAAGATATAGCAAGAATAGGAATAGACGTTGCTACATTTGGTCTTACGGATCAATTTAAAGTAAAGGAAGATTTAGCAAGAGCTAAGTTTGAGCAATGGGCAGCCAACAATAAAGATAATCCAGAATTTACTGAAAAACTTAAAGACCCAGAGCAAAAAGAAGAAATGTTTAGGGATTTTATAGACATGAAGCGAGGGAATATTAAAGCAAATATAATGGAGATGCGTTTAACAATGCTTTTTATGTTATTGCTAATGGCGATGGGAGGTGATTACGATGATGATGGTAAAATTGATATAAGACAAAGCCGTGCAGGTAGAAAGCTATATGCTATAACCAATAGAACTTACCGAGAACTAGCTGTATTTACACAGCCTCAGGAGTTCTTAGAGTCTGGTAGAGCTACTGGTATACCTCTTTTAACTTTAGGGGGCCAATTATTTAAATTGTCAAGTAACACTTTAGATGAAATGAGGGATGACTTACTAGGTGAAGACAGCAACAGGGACAAGACTGAAAGATTTCATTACACATTTAAAATGCTTCCTGGGTTAAATGCTCTTACAAAAACATTAGAGTACAGTGAAAGCGATAAAAACGCAAGGACTTAAGAAGCTGGGAAAAAAAATATTAGAAGTGTTGTCAGAAATAAAAAAGGGGGCATATAACCCCCTTTTCTTTTTGTTTACTCTTCAAATCCTCTAATATCTTTCTTCTCGCTTAGATAGTGCTTTAAATTTAACATCTCCTTATCCATGTCTAATACACTCAATAGTTCTGATTGTTTATCTATTTTTGCATCTAGCTTACTCTCTAGGTCTAGTCTTCTTTCACTAGCCCTGAACAATATTTGACCTAAAGTCTGATCAATTTCCATGTCATGAAAATCTAGTATTTTAAGTTTGTAAAGATCATCCATTTTAGAGTATTTGCTTATTTTTAGTTGCTCGTAGTTTAATTTGTGTTTGTCTGGTATATTAAATATAAATACAACATGATAAGGATCCGGGTCAAAGGAGCTGTCAAAAGCTTCAAACTTTTTTAAGGCCTGCTCAAATTTAGAGAACAAAGGATCCGAAGACCATCTGTATAGTAAAACTATTTTATCTATATTTTCTTCGTGACCTAGGAATGCATTCAAAAGTTGATTGTTGTACATAAACAAATGCCTTTCTCCGCCAAGCATAGGTAACAGAAATAGTGAGCACTTTGTTCTTTCAGCTATTTTTGCATTAAAAGTTAAGACACCTTTTTCTATAGACTTTTCAATTATATTGACTTTGTAAGGTTTCTTCTTTACTTCAAATGCATCTCCTAGCGTAACAAAATAATTACCGGGCATTTCTAATGCTGCTATTTCCCCATCTTTACCATTTACGTAGTGGGGTACGATAGAGGTGGTGCCCCCATGAATTTTAAATGCCAGGGGCCCACAAGGTGTAAATATTACTTCTTTGCATTTTATAGACATATTTAACGATTAAAAGGATTAGTAACTAATTTAAGTAACTTTACTCCAGTTTCCCTAAAAACATCCTCTTCATTTTTTAATATGTATATAAGCTTAAAGGTTTCTGTAAATTTATTAATCCCGTCAACAAATCCAAAATGCTCTACATATTTACCTAAAACAAATTTAGGCATTTCAAAATGCTCTACATTCTCTAGAAGTTTATCAGAAGTTTTCTCCCCTATCTTAGGGATGCCTTCTATGCCGTCTGTAGAATCTCCCATAAGAACTTGTTTCCACAAGAACTTTATCGCACTCTGATGATTTACTGTTACTAGCTCTCCCTTCCCATAGTTGTAATGTACACCTACGTTCTGGTATAATACATCTTTGTCAGGACTACATATAACCGTATCTTTATTGTGGTACACGGAAACTAAATCGTCTGCTTCTAGAGCAGGTACAATTTGACAATTCCATTTTTGCTTTAGATACTCTTTAATTGCTGGAAATATAATAGGCTTATCCCCATACTTTCTATTCCCTTTGTAGGGCCTGTTTTTTGCTATACCGTATCTAAAACATTTACCTTGTGTAAGGAACCCTGCATAACTATCTGCTCCTGTTATTTCTAACATTTGAGCGATTCTAGAGTCAATGCCATCAATAGCAATATCTAAAGATTCTTTACCCATCTCATAATAGATCAGACTATCTGCATCTATTAACGCTGTTTTCTTTGCCATTCTTTAAATTTTAATGATTAAACATAATGGGGGAACTACTTAGTTCATTCCCCCATATGTGTTATTATTTACAGAGAATTAATCTCTGCAACATCTTTGTCACACTGAGCTTTGCATGCTGCTTTTTCTTTAACAGCCTCTTGTCTCATTGCGTCCCACTCGGTATCAGTCATAGCAGCGTAAGTAGAACTATGATAAATAGAACCATTTACACCTGAAAGAGATGAATGCACAAAATACTGCTTACATCTAATAGCGCCATCTACATCATCCGGAACTGCACCTACATGCATAGGATCTGCAAAAATGTTGTGTATCTCACCTGAGTAAAACGAAATGTACTTAAGACCACCAATATGAAGACCCTTAACACAAGACATGTCGTCATTAGTGTTTACTTGATCCCATGAATCTAAGCCATGTGTACAACCAACTTTAATAAAATGCCCTAATCCAGCATAACCATTGTTTCCTGCGCAAGAGAAAGGATCTCCACCATTACCCATGATTGCAGGTTCAAACAACCTGTCTTCTACGTGTTCTGGTAAACCATCTCCTTCTATCTCACCTGTATCAGGATTGAACGTACGAGCATAACGATCTACTTTCTCCCCTGTTTCCGTGTCATATTTGTGCATAACTTCTTTAGAAACCTTGTAACCATTTAACAGGCCTTCGTTAGTTATCTTCATTTGATACATGGTAGCTCTTTTCTCAGCTGCTTCTTCAGTAAGTCCTTGTTTTACAAGGTCATCCTTAAGTCTAGGGTGAACGTACTGCATGTTTACAAAGTTAAAGAACTTCTCAGAAAACTCATTACCTGCTCCAGAACTCATCTTCTTCCATAAGATTGGGTTACGCAGCCATCTGGTCCACATTTTAACTAGGGGCATAAAGTCTAGCTCTTTATCCATAGATTCAAATATTCTATCTACAAGTGCTTGCGGCATAGGAATAGAAGATACTATTCCACCGTGCTTAAGAAAAAACTCTCCAGTTGCTTTATTAACATGTATATACTCACACTTTGTAGCAATAGCTTTAGTGTAATCTACAACACACAATGGGGCAAATTCTTCCATTACAGCATTGTATTCTTCTGTTGTGGTTATGTCCTCAGCTTTAGAGCTAATTTCATGCATTTTAGTGTACAGCTCTTTGCTGTAATCTACTGTGAATGGAGTTGTCCCGTAGGAGCCACAGATTTTGTCGTCTATTACATTAATTGTAATCATATTTAATTATTTAATTAGTTAAAATATGTACCGTATTTTATTCCACGGTACTTTGGAATTGTGTAATTGTATAAATTCTTGTATGTATTCAGATTTTAGGCCTAGTTTGTACCTTACATTCTTTCCCCCATATTGAGATGTCTTAGCCTCCTGTTTGTTAGCGACCCATAAGTCTACTTCTGTTTTTGGGTGGTTTTGTAAATTTACAATATGTTTATTAAAGTTATGCGTTAAGAATATGCATTCTGCTAGCACCTGGTCT